GAAAGTGCTGTCACTAAATTATATAAATCGCTGTAGGTTTTTATCTGCATTATAGCTTGTTCGGAGTAAGGTCTGAGAAATTCTTTTGGAAATACTGCAGGAACTCCTTGGAGTGCACTGTTTCTTGTCCATATTTTTTGATAAGTCGGAAGTACTCACGGTGCGGAATTGTTGCAACGCAACGTCCCAACACAGGATGGACCTTGCCTTTTTCCTGTGATGCTTCCTTGCGGGCCTGATCTACACGGGACGATTCCGTCCTGCGCTCAAGTTCAAATCCGTTTTTAATTTCATCCATAAAGGCTTTATCTACCTCTGCGTCAGAATAAGTTGGTGCTTTCGTGATTATATCCATTGTTGTAAATAAAAGTAAAAAAGGGCAAGGGGGGCTTTTGCCCCCCTCGACCAGAATTTAATTAGCTACCAGAGAAACGCATTGGGTCGAAGATACGAACACCAATGATAACTTCACCGTCAGTAAGGTCAGCTACTGTTCCACCAAATTTGTAGATAAGGTTTGTACCAGAAGCACCACCAGAACCAACTACAGGTGTAGCTCCTCCTTTGATGGTTGTGGTTGCAGCAACTTTAACAAAGTCTGTACCAGAGTTATATACAGTAGCACCGTTGTTACCGTCGATGTCGAAGCTGTCAATAAGACCATCATCGTCAGTTCCAGTTCCAACCTCTAGTGTAATATCAGTTGCTCCAACAAGAGCTACGGACTCTACAGCAAAGGCAACGTCAACTGCACCACCTGCTGGGATTTTTCCCCAGACAGTTTGATTGGTGCTTGCGTTAACAATATCTTGCGCAGACAGAGTAAGTACGTGAGTGAAATCACCACTTGATTCGTTTACAGTTAATTTTGACATATTATTATATTTCCTTTATTGATTGTTAATAATTACTGAGTGATCTTACCGTGAGCTTGTGGATGGTAGACACCCAAAGTCAAAGTGCAATCGCAGAATCCACGTTCGCCACCACCAAGGTTAGGCAGACGAGTCGAACCCATAGGGATCAGTTCGTGCACACCGTAGTACTCAGGGTTGATTAGGTAGCCGTCATTGAAATCAGTACCGCCAGCAAGAGTAGCAGGAGCAGTATCTGGGTTCATGTTGACGATGGACACGATGCCGTGATCGCTTTGGTAAAGCTCAACAGAGAGCTTGATTTCAGCACGGTTGCCGTCGTAGTTTACACTACGGATGTTTTCAGTTGCACCAGCCGAGACACGAGCGAAGTCAGCGATAGTACGGCGAAGACCAGTGTCAGCAACAAGCATAAGGTTGTTGGTGTTACCAGTTTCACGATAGATCGAAGAGATCAAGTTGTTCAGAGCAAGTTCGCTAAATGGTGCTCCAGCTGCGCTGATGTCATAGATCGAAGAAGCAGGAGTACGGAAGTTCGCAGGAACGTCAGCAGGACCAGCGGAATCGATCCAGTCACCAAGACCACGAAGGCCGTAAGGTGTACCAGCACCATCTTCGATGCTGCGATCTTGTGTACCGATGATAGTAGCTTCAACGTCACGCTTAAGCTCACGAATTGCTTTAGCTTCAGCTTGTGCAATCTTAGCTGGACCAACGGACTCAACAGCTTCTTGCAAGTCAGAGACTTGGAAGTTGCGGCGGAATTTTTGGACGTAGTTACCAAGACGAGCACGGCCAGCAAACTGGTCGGTGAATGCAGTAACATCTGCGCCTTCGTCTACACCTGTAGTAACAGGAGCAGAAAGAGCGTCTACGGTCCATTCAGTGAATGTAGCCGAGGACTTCTTTTTAGAAGCGGATGATAAAACAGGAGTTTCTTCGGGAGCCAAGATGGTAAGTACATCTGTAAGCTCTTCACGATTAGAAACGGCGGAACCAGTATTAGTGGTGTCGAATGTATTTGAGAATGCCATTGTATTTTATAATTGAATTATTTGTTTTGTAGTTGAAGTGTTCGGAGAGTAATGAAGTCACTCTTATCACCTGACTGCTTAAACTGAGAATTCAAGTTCTTGATTGATTTACTGGTACGACTAGCTGGCTTATCTGAGCTTGCTGCACTTGGAGAAGAAGTATTAGAAGGGTTAAGCCTTACATTGGACTTAGTTTCTTTTACTGCTTTTCGACCGTAGATACTGTTAGCGGCGTGCGCTAGCAGGTACGGCATCTGTGCTTTAACGTCAGGCGGAAGGTTCTTCATTAATGTTTCGACCCGAGAGTCTCCCATAATGGCTTCGTATTCACGCCTTGTGTCATTGTCTTCGCCTTTCATCCAAGGTAGCTCCGCTTCAGCCTGAGAACTTAAGTGCTCCTGCATTTGTTTGCTTTGCTCAACTTCTTGGATTTTCTGTAGGCGATCAGGAAGGAACTTGTCACGGGCCTTGCGTGCCTGCAATAAAGCATTGCGGACATCAACCTTAGTCATCTCCTTACCTTCTACCTCTGTGACTACATCATCAGCTTCGTATCCGTCTGCATTGAACATAATGTCCTCTGCCCATTCAATTACATTACTAGCGTCCGTTGCTTTTGCTTGTAGATCCTCAAGGGTTTCTACATCGGCAAAGGGGTTATTAGTAATCTCTTGCTTTGGTTTAAGCGGATTGTTTTGTTCAGCAGAAAGTTTAGCTTCAATTTGTTGTAGCTTTTCTTCTGCTGCCTTACGTTTAGCTGTGAGTTCTCCGAAGCGAGCTACTGCACGGCTGCCTAGCTTATCGGCTAGTTCCCGCAGTTCCACTTCGGACATGTCATCTAAATCAATCTGAGAAAGAACTTGCTCTTCTGATTCTGCTTCGGGAGTTTCGTCTTCAGTACTCTCGTCTGATTCCTCTAATCCCTCTACTTCATCGGTAGCAATTTCGTCAGCGACCTCCTCTTCAACCTCGGGAGCCTCTGGCTCTTCTGGTTGAGGCGTTGGTTGCCCTAAGCGTTGGACCGCAAAGTCTTCCGCTGTGATATTTGTCTTTTCCGCTGTATTACTTTCGGGTTCAGCGTTTCCCGTTGTGACTTCGTTGTTCATATATTTCCACTCTTCAACGCCGAGCGATAGCTATGTTGTGCATTATAGCATACGAAATGTATGCTATGAAATTATTCGGGGGATGAAGTCTCCGACCAGCTGGCAATTGTCATAATCTGATCGTAGCTTAGAATGCGACCTGATAACTGCTGTAGCTTATCAGTTGAAACCTCGTGCATTTCTGCGATGCACTCTTCACGCATCTGCTTGATTAGATCAATAAATCGGTTAAACGAATCGTGCCGATTTAGATGTTCAATGTCTTCTTGAATAGTCATATTATTTATCCTTTGAAAGATATTCCTTTAAAGCTTGTTTCTGTTCAGGTGTAGATTTTGCACTAGGGTCACCGCTGTAAACCCTAGCAAGGATAGTTTGTTTCATTGCTGTTGGATTATCTGCGTACTCAGTTCCTTCAAAAAACTTAACTTGATCTGATGTAACTTCAAACTCTGGAACAAATTCATCTTGTCGCATCTTCAAGCGAATAGCTTCATTTTCTGCTACTGCACCTAATTGTTTTTTGGATAAAGAGCTGTACGGATTAAGGATAATGGTATTATCCTCAGCCGCCATACCAGCTACTTCAGGTCTATCTGAAAAAAATTGATCCTCTCCAGGGTATAACTTGGCACGAATGGGAAACCCAAAAAGTTTATCGGATGCCCGTTTATTTGAATATTCTTCTGGGGTCATATTAGTATTGTGGCATATCCTGGGTGCCTACTTCTCCCATCTGTGCTGGAGTTGTACCGATGCGGCCAATCTCAGCGTTTTGCATTTGTTGCATCTGGAATTGATACTGACCTGCATACTTCTGCAATCGACCCGCAAAGGCTTCGTCCTCTTGTAGCTTTTGCTGGATGTCAGGCTGCTGACCGTACTGCTCTAGTACTTGCATTGCAATCTGTCCGCCGCTTGCACGAGCGGGCATTTCAATACCAGCGTAGATCTTAGTCAGATCATCTGTTACATCCTTGACCACTTGCTGCTGTGCGTCCTCCACGGGAGTCAACACAGAGTCCGCTAGAATTGGGTCAATGCTACTTGCCAGTACTGATAACATTTTGTCAACGTCGATGCGGCCATTGCGATCCAGTTGGATTAGTTGGGTCATCTGAGCCAACTTAACCTCCTGGGACTTAGGGTCTGTATTTAGTACATCGTAGTTAATAGTAATATCAAAGTCTGCATCAGGGTTGCCTCGGTCCATTACTTGTGGGTCAGGGATTCCAGTTACACGAAAGAATATCTCGTCTGGTCCAAAACGTTGGAAGCAACGATAAGCCATACGCATAACCTCTGCATTGTGCTGCAAGAACTTGTCCACTAGGAACTGCTTACGTACACTAGAGATCTGAGAGTCTTCGTCTAGTCCGACTAGACGATCTGCCAAACTTTCTAGGGTCTGTTCAATTTCAATAGATCCAACAGGCGCAGGTGGCACAGGTGCAAAGTCCAGATCACCCTTACGACGATAAGGAATCATACGACCTGGACCCCAGTCACTAGGTGCCTGTCCTACTGGGTGCAGGATAGGGGGTAGGGTAGATAAGCTGTTGCGATCAATTCTTGAGTCACGCTCTACCTTAACCTGATTCTGAATACCACGAAGAATATCTGGAACAGTAGTTGTATCGTACAGACGTTTGCTGTCTTCTGACAGCTTGGTGACTACAACTGGGTAGTCCTCATAGCCATTTAATAGTTCACGCTTTGCGTAAGCTGGTGCTTCGTCGTTTATTCCAGTGTAATCCTTGTGGAATACTGTGCAATAAATCCCCTCGGAACCATCTTCAGGATCGACCAGCCGCTGGTACGCATACACGATTTCTATTAGTTCATGTGCCTCGTAGGCGTTATCGGTCAAGCTAGTACTGCGGCGGCCTTCCTGTTCTCTTTCAATGCTGTCTATATTAACACCCCTGAAATGATCAATTATGTAATCAACAAAATCAGCGTCCCATCCTGCTGTAGCTACTTTGTTTTCTAATTCTTGTGCTGTATAGTAAGTCTTCCAAAAGCAATAGGGTGCACGCTGTGGATCAGTAACATAAGGAGGAAAAAAGAAATCTCCATCTGGTGCTAAAGTTTTAATCTCTGGTGCATTAACCTGACGACGTACAGTTGGAAGCTCTGCTTCTCCTAGTTTGCGTAGATCCTTTAATGCTTTCCTTGCTCTTTTTTCTGTTACCCCATCAAAGATGTTTTGAAGCATAAACACTAGTTCATCGTCATTTTCACCTGACTTGACTGCACCGAAAATATTTGGGTCCATCTCTGCAATCTGCTCAAGTGTTAACTTCTGTAGGAACTGACGGTCCTCCATGTGCCATCCTACATAAGTAATAAGTAGCCCACGCTCTAGCAAGTAGTTAGCACCTAATTCCATTTCACGCTTGTAGCGAGGAATGTACCCACTGGTGACCATCCACTT